AGTCTTGCAGTAATATCCGACCCGTCGCCCCGGCACCCGGTTCTCAACCCCGCCGGTCTTGAGCTGATCCCTCATGGGCCGGGGCGATGTTTCTCGCTGTATCCGTTCAAGGGGTTGAATAGGGGAAGTCAAATGCACGTTTCGCTGCAACAAACGCTTACACCTTCGGTGCACACGCGCCAATCGCTCACGCCGCATTTCCGTGCGTGGATGGATGCAATGATTGGTTTGGTCCGTAAGTGGACTCAGTTCGACGGCGCGCACTGCGCAGGGTGGGCGGCATGAAAACCATCGCCAACGAACTGCGCGACGAGTTGCGCGCCGCGCACATCATCATCCGCAATGCGCTCGGCGTCGCGACGTTCGACCAGAAAATCGCCTGGGGCAACGCGAACGAGCGTGACGGAGTGATCGGCGAGGGCACTACGCGGGCCTACGAGCGGCAGGCCGCGATTGACGGGGGCGACGCGGATCGCCTGTATTGCGAACTGCGGAATGCCGACCGGATCATCGCAAACGCTGCGGCGCTCCTGTCGGCCCATCAGTTGGACCTGTGGGCCGTCGCGAATCGTCAAGCCGGTGCGGTGCTCGCGCAGCAGGCGCGTGATGACGTGCGGACCGCGTTGCTTGATCGCGCGGTGCACACTCGGGCCGTTGCGCAGATCGGTATCGATGCCGGTGACTCGCGGGGCGATCAGACCGTCGTGGTGCTCAAGCCGGTAGGCGAACTGTCGGCGGCCGACGTGGCGACGCTGCGGCGCGTGCTCTCAAGCGCGCCACGCGATCCGCGCGTCATGCTGATGCCCGCGGAATTCGACATGCACGCGTTTCTGCGGCGTCAACGTGCATTTTCCGCTCGTACCTTCGGCCCGGGCCGTCTCACGGCTCGCGTGTGCGATCACATTCGCAAAGAGTTGTCCGAAGTCGAGGCCGCGCCCGACGACCTGCGCGAGTGGGTCGATGTGATCCTGCTCGGGCTGGACGGTGCATGGCGAACCGGTGCGACGCCTGAGCAGATCACGGCGGCGCTTGCCGCGAAGCTGACGACGAACGAGGGGCGCACGTGGCCGGACTGGCGGACGTGCGATCCGGATCGGGCGATTGAGCACATCACCGACAGGGGTGCCCATGTTGCCTGAAACGAAAATGGTCAAGGTGGTGGACGCGACGGGCGAGCAGTCGATCGATGCTGAGCTTCTGGCGAAAACCGCGAAAACGATCGGGGGCGTTCGATTCAGCTTCCTCGTGACTCGCGTCGTTGGCAAAGCGTATGCGGTTGTCACTGATTCGAAGAGCCGCGCCAGCGCGGCAAAGATCACTACCCACTCGCTCGAAGTGAGTCGCGGCGACTATCGGAAAGCCGCGCAACGCGAACTCAACCTACTGATTCAGCGCTACGGCGAGGACCGCGTTAAGGCGGTTCTTCTGAACGGAATTACATACATCTGATAGCACGAACACGTATCGGGGTGATTCAATGGCTCTTGTCTATAGCATTCCTAATCAACGTGACGCAGAAGCGATCGCAATTCGGCGGGTGATCCGCGCGAGCAACGCCGAGCAAATGGCCCGCCGTCGCGCAAGCGATGAGGCAGAACGGCAGGCGTTGACGTTGCGCTGCGTCGATCGGGCTTTCGCTATCGTGAGGTCGGTATGACGCTTGCCGACATTCAAGCCGCTGCGCCGCGCCAGATCGAACGCGGCATTGTCGAAACCGGCCCGTTTTACGAACGTCGCTCGCGAGGCGGTTACTTCACGGTGGACGGCTCGGAATTCCACTGGTACGAAGAAAGCGGGGTCACCCCCGTTTGCTGCATGTCACGCGATGACGCGCTGCGCGCGGCGCGAGACAGCCGCAGGGCGATCTATGCGGAGGCCGCGTGACCGTTACGGCGCCCCTGATCAGCTACTTCGGCAGTAAGTTTCGCGTCGCGCCGTGGGTGCTCTCGCACCTGCCGTCGCATGAAATCTACGTCGAACCGTTCGGTGGCTCGGCTGGTGTGCTGCTGCAAAAGCCGCGAAGCCGTGTCGAGATTTACAACGATCTCGACGGCGAAATCGTGAACCTATTCCGCGTGGTGCGTGATGACGCGATGCGAGCGCAGTTGGTCGACGCGTTGAACGCGACGCCATATGCCCGGGCCGAGTTCGAAGCAGCGTGGACCGTGGCAGACGAACCGGTCGAGCGCGCACGCCGCTTGTGCGTTCGTGCACAGATGGGTTTCGGGTCAGTCGGCTCGACGCGCCCGCTGCATTCACCGATCGGCTTCGCCGCCGACATTTGGTCGGACGGCCCCGGGCAATGGCTGCGGTACCCCGCGCGCCTCGCGGCTGTCGGCGCCCGCCTGCGCGGAACCATGATCGAGCATATGCCCGCCGTAGAACTGATCGCGAAATATGACGCGCCGGGCGTCCTGTTCTACGTCGATCCGCCGTACCTGCCCGAAGTGCGCAACAGCGTGTCGCGCGGGCTTGGTCGCGACTATCGCTGCGAAATGTCCGCGTTCGAACACGCCGATCTGCTGGCGATGCTCGCGAACCTGCGCGGTATGGCCGTCGTTAGCGGCTACGCGTCGGGAATGTATGACCGCGCATTGAGTGGGTGGGCGCGGTTCACCCGAAGCACGCGTGCGACCGGGCAGGTTGGCACCGTAGCCCGTGAAGAGGTGGTCTGGATTTCGCCTGCGGCTTGCGCTGCAACGGGTATCGATCCGCGCTCGTCGGTGTGCCTTGGCGATGATGCAGCGGAAATGCCCCTGTTCGCGACTGGCACGACGCGGGGCTGACATGGATCGGGGCCGCGACGATGAGACTGTTTCGACGCGCGAACTGTTGATTGAAGACTTGGCGGATTTCGGCATCGGTGCTGGTGCGTTGGCCGCATTGCCGACGCTGTCTTGTCCGCCACGAACCACGCAATCCGATCGTGCCGAAGCCGATGCAATGCGGGTTCTCAGGCCGCTGCTGCGCGACATGTCGAAACGACGTTTTCTTTTTCGCTACTAGAAGGGCAAGACGATGAAATGCAAGAACGAAAAAAAGCCGATGCCACTGTGGGCGATCTGGCTGATTACGATCATCGGCGTCATCGCATGGTGCGGCACGCACCCGGCCGATGACGCGGAACCCGCGTGGCCGATTTCAACGGCTTTGCACCGCGTATGAGTGCGATGCGTCACTGAGATTTTGACAACGTACGGGATTGATATGCCTAACGCAAAGACATACACGCGCGACCAACTGCATGCGGCATTTGTTCGATGGGAGCAAGACGTCCGCTTCGATCGAACCAAATTCGCGAGCGATGAAGAGTGCAGAAATGGTCCGGTTCAAGGTCAAGCCGACGCGCTTGTCGACGCGTTGCTCGGTTATGTCGCCGCGCGCGACGCGGAGTCAGGTCATTCGAAAGGTTGCGCTTACGGCGGACGGGTAGACGCGCCGCATGTGGATGCGTTCGAGATAAAGGATTGCGCTTCGAAGCTCCCCGGCTCCGTAGCAATTCAGGTTTGCCCGTACTGCGCCAGCATCGTCGAGAATTTCCACCTTGTGCAAGGTGTTGATGAACCGGTCGAAAGTGTTGTCGGTGTTCGGGGCGTATTGCTCAATGAAGCTCCTGATTCGAACGAGGGCGCGCTCGGCGAGGTCGGACGACTTGCCAGGAATGAGGATGAATTCCATGTTGTTGAGCGTGGTCCTTATTCGATGGCTGACGGATGGCGCATGGGCGTGTTTTCCGTCAACGGGTGGAACTTCTCTTGGTCGGAGGGCGGAAGCATAGCATCCGGCGAATTTGGCGAGCCGCGTAAGACGCGAGAAAGCGCGCGTCGTGGCGCCGAGTTGATCCGCGATGCGCTTCGGCGCGGCGCAGTCTAATCGCGTGGGTAGGTAATGGCATTCCGTCGCATGTCGACCGACGAGCAATGGGCGTCGGAGCGACTCCAAGGTTTTCCGGTTCGTTGGCGCGACCGGATCGACCAACAATGGCGCGAGCGTCACGCCGCGCGCAATATCGACGCGCGGCGCACAGCGAATCTGTTCCTGCTCGATATCACGTCCCGTCTAAACGCACTCAAGCTTCCACTCAACGCCGACGATGCCACCATCCGCGAAGCAGCCGCGCGAAAGGCTGCGGAATGCCTTGGTCTTGCCCCCGATTACACCTGCGTGAAAGCGCGGCGCGCGGCGCTCGAACGCGTCGTGCGTCAGTTCAACTGCGAACCGCCGAAGCCGATGCGTGTCTCGGCGCGTACAGGCGTCATCCATGGCGTGATGGACGAGCCCGCGATTCTGCGCATGACGTGCGCGATCTGGTGGCGGAAGCGCATCCGCGTGATGCACGCGCAGTACTTCGAAGCTGCGGCGCTCGCGCTCGGCTTCATCAATGCAAAAATGGGCGCGTACGTGTCCGACGAGTCGCTCAAGCGCCGTGCGCAGCAGCGCGCACGCAACGACGAGATCCTGAAGAACATCCTTGCGACCAATGAAGAGGGCGCATGCTTTACGCTCGCCGAGTTGCGCGACCGCTCGGTGTCGTCCCCTGCCGTCAAGCGTGGGGAGTTGATGACTCGGATCAAGGGGTTCGAGGACATCGCGCGCGAACTCGGGCACGTCGGCTTGTTCTTCACGATCACGTGCCCGTCACGCATGCACCGCTTCACGAAAGGGAAGAAGCGAATCCAAGGGAAGCGCATCGGGCACTGCGTGCGGGAGAACCCGCGCTATGACGGGACGTTGCCGAACGAGGCACAAGCCTACCTGTCCGCCATGTTCGCGAAACTGCGCGCCTACCTGAGCAATCGCGGTGTCCGCTGGTACGGCTTCCGCATTGCCGAGCCAAACCATGACGGTACGCCGCACTGGCACTTTCTCGTGTTCTTTGATCCGGTGTTGTACCGGAAGCGCCAAGGCGTTCGGGCGCCCGGCCAGCGTGGGCGTGTGAAAAGCGTCTTTGTTCGCGATGAGGGTGCGGCGCTCATGCCGCGCGTTTGCGCTTGGATTCGTCGCTACGCGCTGCTCGATTCGCCCGACGAGCGCGGCGCCAAACACCATCGTGTTGACTTCAAGCCGATCGACTGGAAGCGCGGCACCGCTGCGGGATACATAGCGAAGTACGTCGCAAAGAATATCGACGGCTTCGGCATTCAAGACGACATGCTCGGCAATGCCGGGCTCGAAACGTCATTGCGCGTCGATGCGTGGGCGTCCACGTGGCGCATTCGTCAATTTCAGCAGGTCGGCGGGCCGCCAGTGACGACGTGGCGCGAGGCGCGCCGCATGGACAAGGTGCCGGAGGGCGCGCCTACCGTGCTCGATGAAATGTACGAGGCCGTGAATAAGCTTCAACACCGCGACGGCGAAATCACGCCTGCGTCGTGGGCGAAATACGTCATGGCGAATGGCGGGATTCACTGTCGCCGCGATGATCGCCCGGTGCAGCTCTACCGCGAGTTTGAATCGCGCCTTGGTCGCTATGGCGAGGCCGTCGGGGAAGTCGTGAAAGGGCTTGAGGCGTCGGGCATCCGCTTCGAGAACGATGGCATTGTCGTTCGCCGGAAGTTCGCGCACATCATCGTGCGTACGGTTCATCACACGTGGAAGATTGCACCGCGCAAGCGCGAAGCGGAGGAGTCGGGTTTCGCGCGCGCAGCGCGCGCTTGGACTCGTGTCAATAACTGTACGCAGGACGCCGCCCCGTCGGCCGCCGAGATAGACGACTGGCTCGCGGACTATGACCGCGCCGTGCCCGTCACGGTTGGCGCGAGCGCGCCAGACCCAGCGACAGACAGCGCAACGACGCTCCACGTGCCGCATTCGGCACGTGCGGCCGACGTGATCCGCATATCGGCTGACGATGTGCGGGATTGGCTCGCGGACTATGACCGCGCGGGCTCGAACACCACTTCATTCTGACCGGAGCCTATATGAACGCCAGCTATCGCGATCCGCACGACATGTCGATCGAGTGTCCCGCATGCGACGGGAAGATCGAGGCGCGTCATTCTGAGTCGATGAGTGACACGATGCGCCGCTTGTATTTCTGGTGCCCGGATTGCGGGTTCCGTGCGCCCGCGTCGGTCGAAATCCTGTATTCGCTTTCGCCGTCGGCCGCACCGCGTGACGGGCTCGATATCCCGATCGTCCGTGCTGGCCCGCTGCTCGGGACGGTCAATTCCCGCACGTCTAAGCGGATCGGGCTGTGACATGCGGTGGACCATGCCTTGCCCGCACTGCGGGGCGCGCGGCATAGCGCGCGCGATGCTACGCACGTCCGAACTGTGTTGGAACGTGGATTTTCAGTGCGACAACGTGCTGTGTGGTCACACGTACCGCACGGCGCTGACGATGACGCCCGCCGAACAGCCTGTGCGGCGCGCGGAGCGGCGGGGATCGCTTTCGCTTTTTGATGACGCGCCGGACGGCGGGTCGGTTTCTGATGATGGCGACATTCCGTCGCCGGGGTACTTGAAAGGGGATGAACGATGAATGCTGCAACGAACGTACAGGCCGAAATGGAATTGGTGCCGGGCAACGTGAAAGAGATCGTGAAGCCGTTCCGGCAGGGCACGGCCGACGTGTACATGGTTTCTCTCGACGCGATCCGCGTACGGCCCGAATTCAACGAAGCACGTGAGGCCGACCCGGAGTACCCGACGGCCGTTCGCGAGATTGCGGATTCGATCAAGGCAAACGGGTTCTTTCGCCACAAGCCGATCAAGGTCGCGGCGGCGGCCGACGGCTATCTGTACGTGTCCGACGGTCATACGCGGTGGGATGGCGTGTTGCTGGCGAACAGCGAGGGCGCCGGCATCGAAGCGGTGCCAGTGATCAACGAAGTGCGCGGCACGACCGAAGAGGACCGGATTTTCGGCCTGATTCTTGACAATTCCGGCCGCCGCTTGACGCTGCTCGGCGAGGCGATGGTGATCAAACGCCTGATCGGCCGCGGAATCGATGAGAAGGAAATCGCGCGGCGCTTGACGCGCAACGTCGCGTCGATTCGCAATGCGCTCACGCTCGTTGCGGCGCCGACGCCGATCAAGGAGATGGTCACGTCGGGCGCAGTCTCGGCGACGAGCGCGGTCAAGGTGATGAAGGAACAGGGCGTGAACGCTGTCGCGCACCTGCAAGCGGCGAAAGAGGCGGTGACGGCGGCCGGTAAGAAGAAGGTCACGCCGAAGGCTCTGAAGGCAGTCGGCGGCCAGAAGCAAACAGCCAGGTCAAACGATGCCGATCTGCTCGACTGGCTCGCGGATCAAAGCAACGTCACGATCACCAAAATGTACGTGGCAGGCGAACAGCCGGTGTTTCGCGTTGACGTGTTCGACGTGATCGAAAAGCCGGTGGCCGGTGAGGGTTCCGACCTGCGCGCGGCTATCGTGAACGCGCGCGCGCGAGGCGCGAAATGACGGTGCTCGCGGCGATGGCCGCCGCCGACCGTCAAGCGCTGGAGGATGCTGAGGCATCACGCTTCGCCGATTATTGGGCGACCGGAGCATGGTTCCGTGCCGGTGATCGCGACGGCTGGCATGGTATCGGGTGGGCCGCGTGGATCGAGTGCGCTGCCCGGTCGTGGGTTCCGCCGCACGCTGCGTCGTTGTCCGCATGGGGGGTGTCCGACGGCCGGGCGCTCGTGCGTCTTGCCTACGATGAAGATGAGGCGCGTTCGTGGGCCGTCGACGCGCGGGCGGAACATCGAAACCGCAACATGCCACCACCTTCGTACGGTGTCGTGCGTCTCTCGTGGCAGAGGCCGGACGGCCAGATTGATCCGTTGTGGGATTTTGCTGAATCGGTCGCGAGTGACCCGGACGAGCACGCCGAAACGCGTGCTCGTGCTCGTGAAGCGATGTCCCGTGTTGCGGTCTATAGGCGGACGCCTGTCGCACCGGCAACGCCTTGTGTGAAATTTCCGGGGGAATGATGCAAGACGACAAAACCTATTCCGTCATCACCGCGCAGGAACGGGCGGGCGATATCAAGATGGTCGAATTCGATCACGCAGGCAAGCGGAAGCACCGTCGTGATGGAAAACGGTGATCGACACCGGCTTGAGCAACGGTACAGCGCAACGCATACCGGTCTTGGTGGCGGCTACGGTGGGGCGTTCATCACGCTCGCGGCGCTGCTGCTCGCTCAACACGAGCGGATTACGGCACTTGAGCGAGCGGCGGCCGTCGAATCACCTGTAGCCGGTAATGCCTAACGTTTAGGCGGTTTGCGCCGGGGCGCGCTCGTCGTTCGCGAAACCGGCGCGCTCCAACACCTCACGGGCCGCGCGCCCCAATACTTCCTCCGACCATTGGTTGATGCTTTCGTCCGACAGGGCGGCGGCAATGCCGACACGCGCATGCACGGCCGGATCAATGCGCAGCATCAACTTGCCGGACGCGGGCTTCTGTGGCTCGCGCCCGGCGCGTTTGCAGTCGTCAAGGTAGTGATCGACGGCCGCATGAAAGTCTCGCGACAGTTCGTCCACCGTCTCGCCGTGGAAAGTGATCTTGTCATCCACGCCGAGCACGTGGCCGACGAAAATGTTATCGCGCCCGTCGAAATCGATCCGGGCGAAATATCCTTTGTAAGACATGGCGTTGTTCATGGCTTGATTCCCATTTCGATAAACCAGTCGCGCAGATCCTCCACCTGATACCGCTTCGCCTCCTTGCCCGGGTGCGGGCGGTGGTGATAGCGGCGGGTGCCGTTCAGTTCGAAGGCGATGCGCGACCCGGCGCCTTCGTGAATTTCGCCGCCGAGCGCGGCGACGAGCGATTCAATATCAGAAAACACGATCCCGCCCAGCGTGGGCTTCGTGAAGATCGCGGCGAGGGTGCGGGCGTGTTTCGATTTCATGCCTAAATGATAGCAGAAAGTGCAAGCATAGTGCAATCAAAAAGTGCTATCACGTCATGATATCCGCTCACCGCACCCGGCGCGATTTCCGGGCCTCTGAGCGGTTCCCCGGTTAATGCACTCCGACCATTGGTCGGGCCGTCGGCGTGCCCGTGGCGGGCCGTACGCGCGCGCGGTGGGCGCCTATCGCACGCACCGGGCGGTAGGGTGGCCCGCGTTCCGGCGCCCGGATAGCGCAGTCCCCTCCGCGCCTGCCCGCTGCAAAAAAGGGGCACTTTCAGACGCAAAACCCCGGCCCGGCGCAGGCCCGCGCGGGGCGGGTTTCGGCGATTTTCAGCAGAAATCCTCAGACGCAGCCAGACGCAGCCCGGGCAGGGCCAGACGCGGCGCCGAAAAGTGCCAGATTTGGCACTTTCAGCCGGTTACGCGGCGCTCGCCGTCGGCGTGGCCGTCGGGATCACATAGTCCGTGAATCGCACGATTTCCTCGCCCGCCCAATCGTTGATTTTGAGGAATTGCTGTTGCAGCGGCACGATTTCGTTCCGCCCGAACACGCGCGCGGCGGTGTCGGCCGCGCCGAACCCGCCCGTGTTGCTCGGGACGATGCCAAGCAACTGCGGCGGAACGCGATGGGCCGCGAGCGTGTCGTCGCGCGTCACGTTCTTGATGTCGAAAAACTGGTCTTTCGCTGCAACCTCCGAAATCGGGATCAGTTGGACCGCGCCTTTTTTCGCCGCCGCTGTTTCGCGCGGCCGAGTGCAGAAACAGGTTCCGGAAATTACCGATGCCCTTCGAGTCGCGTAACGCCTTCCGGATCGCGTCTACGTCGTCCGGGTCCATGTTCGGGTCGTTGAGGTACAGGATGAACCCGGCGTGCGAGCCGTTCGCGTAGTAGCGGCGCCGGAACAGGGTGGCGGACTCGTTCAACCACGCGGATTGCAACGATGCGATGTACTCGGGCATCCCGTACACCTCCTGATTCACGTCCGGTTCCATCAACTGGAAGATCGAGCCCGTGTCGAACTGGTGGCGGTTGAGAAAGCCGTCGATGAACATGAAATTGACCAGATCCGTTTTTCGGCGCGTGTATTTCGCCGGGGAAGGGCGATATTGGAGTGCTCCACCTGCGCGGTTGCGCTCGCGTTCGAGGTACGCGTCGCCGAAAACCAGAAAATCGAGTGCGAGGCGGCGGAACGCGTCGCGCGAAAACTTCGGATGCTCGATGAACGTCGAGGCGAGCACGTTTCGTTTGAAGTACAGCGCGGACGCGTGATGCGTGCCCGCACGAAGCGATTTCGCGAGCCCGGCGCGGCTGATCGGCGGCTCGAAATAGTCATCGATCGCCCACAGCTCGGCGTAGTCGAGAATGTCGGCGCCGTCGATTGCGGCGACCGCATCGCCGAACGTGAACGTTTCGATCGAGGACAGCGGCGCGCGCGTTGCAACGTCGTGCGCGTCGGTGGTCGGAACGAGGGCGGTGCTCATCAGTAAATCTCCACGGTGCTGCGTGCTCGGCTGGCACCTTCGAGGGGTTCGTTATCGAGCGCGTGAAGGCAGGCCCATGCGAGGTCAGCGTGGCCGATTTCTTCGTTACGCGCGGCGGTGTAGGTCATCTTCGTGCCGCTCGGCGTCATGGCTCGGCGGATGGACAGGAACGATTGCGCGAGGTCGGTCATACCTGCGTCGAATTCCAGGCGCTTTTTCCCGATCACCGACATGCCTTTCAGGACAAGGCGGTTTTTCACTTCGGGCGAGTAATTGATCGGTACGACGCGCGGGAAGAACTGGCGCACAAGCTGATGCACGCCGTGACCGATGCCGGTCGTATCGATCGCGATATAGGTCACGTGGTAGCGCTGCGTCAATTCGCGGATTTTCTCCGCCTGCGTTTCGAAGTCGATGCCCTTCCAACGATGCCGTTCGAGCACACGGAATTTTCCGTTCGGCTGCTCGGGCGGGGCGATCACGACGCACCCGGCCGAGTCGCCAGTAAGGGCAGGGTCGTAGCCGATCCATACCGGCTTCCAGCCGAACGGCCGATCGAGCAACGGCTTCACGTCCGTCCACACGTCCCATGAATCGACCATGCACGCCTGTACGAGCCGGAAGGCGAACACCGATGAGGTGTCGTCCACGAACTGGCACATGTACAGGTTTTCGAAATCGGCGGGGCTGTTCGTTGAGCGCAAGTCCTCCAGATCCAGTTTCGTGAATCCGGATGCGATGGCATCCTCGGCCGTGACGATCTGCCGCCATTGCCCGTCGCCGCACTGGCGCCCGCGTGCAAGCGACGTATGGGAAATGTCGATCTCGACGCGCTCGTCGTCGGGACGGTCGCGGTTGAAGTCCGCGCCAGTCCAAAACGCATAGGCTTCGTGCGTCGTTGTGGATGGCGTAGAGAAGTGCGTCATCCGCAAATGCGAATGCGTCGCCATCCCCTTCGCTACCTTGTTCAGTTCGGCAAACTTGCTGACCCAGAAATACTCATCGAAATACAGGTCGCCGTTGTAGCTTTGGGCCGTGCGTGAACTGGTGCCGAGAAAAATCAATTCCGCACCGTTCGACAACCGCATCGGATCGCCGGTTAGCTCAACCTGCGCAGCGTTCCACGCAAATTTCTGGATATACGAGCGGAACACGTGTGCCTGTGCGCGGCTCGCCGACAGAAAAATCTGATTCGTGCCGGTTTCCAGCGCGCGCACGAGTGCCTCGTGCGCGAAATAGAACGTGGCGCCGATCTGTCGTGACTTCAGGATGTTGCGGCGGCGCAGGTGTCGATTCTCGAACCACGTGTTTTGATGGCCGATCAGTTGGTCGCGCATCGCGTCCTTCAGACGCTGTTCCTGCTCGGCCGTGATGACGTTGCGATTTGATTTGCGCGACGACGAGCGCGGCGATGTGCTCGGCTTGCCTTCGTTCGCCTTACCGCTATCGCCCCCGACAGTTTCGGCCCGCTCGGCGCGCACCTGAATGCGTTGCTGGCGTTCCATTTCTCGACCGAGCAAGTCGAGTTCTTTGAAGTCCTTCCCGTCCTTGTTTTCCTTCGCGATCAACACACGCTGTCGCTGCACAAGCGCATCGATAACCTTGTCGGTTGACGTTGCCTTGTCCCATCCCTCGCGCTGTTTCCACGTCTCCACCGTCGACCGCGGCTCGCCAATGTACTCGGCGATTGCGGCAATTTTCCATCCGCTCCAAAACAGATCGCGCGCGACACGGCGCGTGGCGAAGCTCGTCACGTTCGTTGCGCATACATCGTTCGATGCCGGGAAGTCGGCAAAGGGGTTTGCAGGTTTGACCATGCGTCGAGCGTATCGCGCGCGCGAGCGCGAAATCGACCGTCTGAATCTGTACCCGGCCTGTCTCACGGGAGCGTGCGTTGAAGCGATTTCAGTGCTCACGCACGATGGTGTTCACGCTCGATAAGCGGACAGGAATCAACAGGGAGAAAACACAATGAAGTTTGTGCGGGTGGCAACGGAGGGCGCGACGACGGACGGTCGCGTTATCACGCGACAGCAGATTCAGGAAATGGCGGACACGTACAACCCGGCGACGTATGGCGCGCGCGTGTTTCTCGAACACTATCGGGGCGTCCTTCCGGATGGCCCTTTTCGTGCATATGGCGACGTGAGGGCGGCCGAAGCTCGGACGGTCGAAGAGGGCAAGCTCGCGCTGTTCGCACAGGTCGACCCGACGAACGATCTCAAGGAATTGGCAAAAGCGCGCCAGAAAGTCTATACGAGCGTCGAGATCGCGCCGAATTTCGCGGACAGCGGAAAAGCGTACCTCGTAGGCCTCGGCATCACGGACAGTCCCGCGAGCCTCGGAACCGAAATCCTGACGTTCGCGCAGCAACATCCGGACCACTTCAAGGCCCGCAAGCAGGCCCCGGAAAACCTCTTTTCGGTCGGTGTCGAAGTCGATGCGGCGTCGCTCATCGGCGACGAACCCGCCGATCCTGCCGCGTCGCCTACGTCGATCGCGTCGGCCGTGGTGGCGAAGTTCGCCGAAATGTTCGGCTTCTCGCCGAAGCCCCCGGCACCGGCCGCCGACGCATCGAAGGGCGCCGCCGCAAAGGCTGGCGAATTCGTGCAAGGCGATGCGGCGAACGCCGACCTGATCACGCGGCTGTCGTTCCACAGTGCGTCGCAACAGGTCGTGATCGATGGCCTGACGCGCGATATTGCTGCGTTGAGGGCCGACCGCGAGAAAGACCGCGAAGCGTTCAACGCCCTGAGCAAGCAGCTCGAAAGCGAGCGGGGCGCGCCCGTGCGGCCGAGCGCTAAGGGCGGCGCTGATTGGGAGGCGACCGACTGCTGACGGCGGCCGGGCTTACTCACCACACATCGAATCACCGGAGAACACATGAACCCGATTACCCGGCGCGCACTGACGCGCTACATGGACAACATCGCGAAGCTGAACGGTGTCGCGAGCGTTGCGGAAAAATTCGCGGTCGCGCCGAGCGTGCAACAAACGCTCGAAAAGCGCATTCAAGAATCGGCGGCGTTCCTGCAAAGCATCAACGTGCAGGGCGTGACCGAACAGATGGGCGAAAAGCTCGGCCTGCTCATCGGCGCACCGATCGCGAGCACGACGGACACCACGAAGGGGGACCGGATCACGGTCGATCTGACCGACATGGACCCGAACGCTTACGTCTGCGCGCAGACGAATTACGACACGCATTTGAAGTACAGCAAGCTCGATGCGTGGGCGCAGTTCCCGAATTTCCAGACGATGGTGCGCGACGTGAACGCGACGCAACAAGCGCTCGATCGGATTCGAATCGGCTTCAATGGTGTGGGCCGGGCTGCAACGTCCGATCGCACGAAGAACCCGAACCTCGAAGATGTGAACAAGGGCTGGCTGCAGAAGTACCGCGATCAGGCGGGCGATCGGGTGATCAGCGAAGGGAAGAAGGGTTCGGGCAAGCTCGTGATCGGCGGCGCCGATGGCGATTACAAGAACCTCGACGCGCTCGTGTACGAGGCGACGAATTCGCTGATCGAGCCGTGGTATGCGGAAAGCCCGGAACTGGTCGTGCTGTGCGGCCGCGATACGCTCCTGGACAAGTATTTCCCGATCCTCGATCGCGACAACCCGCCGACGGAATCGCTCGCGGCCAGTATGGTCATCAGCCAGAAGCGCATCGGCAATCTGCAAGCCATGCGGGTGCCGTTCATGCCGCGCGGCAAGCTGTTCATCACCATCCCGAAAAACCTGTCGATCTACTGGCAAATCGGCGGCCGTCGGCGCGCGGTGATCGACAACCCGAAGCGCGATCAGGTCGAGTTCTTCGAATCGAGCAACGAGGCGTATGTGGTCGAGGACTTCGGCGCCGGTTGCCTGATCGAGAACGTCGAATTCGCCGGTGCGCCTGCGCCGGTCGGCGGCCAGTAAGGTGCGGCGATGACGCGACATACCCCGATCACTCGGCACCTGATGCGCGTCGCCGCGTCGGCCGCGTCCGTCGCCGAACCCGGCGACACGCGCGGCGATGTCGCGGCGAGCACGCAGCGCGGGCAGGATAGGGCGTACGAAATGATGCGCGCGAAGCTCGCGACGGATCAGCGGCGATTGAAGGAAACGCAATCCGTCGAGCGCAAGGTCGAAATCAAGCGCGAAATCCTGCCCGACTACGTGCCGTACGTCAGCGAAGTGCTTGAGCGCGACGAGGGCGGTCAGGATGACGTGGTGACAACGATCATGCTGTGGCGGCTTGACGCCCGTGACATGGGCGGGGCGATGGATATCGCCCGCTATGCGATCCGCCACGGGCTGACGATGCCCGCGCATTTCGACCGCACGCTCCCGGCGACGGTGGCCGAGGGGTTCGCCGACACGGCCGATGTGCCGTCGGGCCTGCTGGCCGAAGTGATCGACCTGACCGCATCTTTCGATATGGTCGATCAGATCCGGGCAAAGCTGTTCAAGGCGTACGGCGTGGCACTGTCCGCGGTCGATCCGGATGCAGCGCTTGCCGCGTTCCGACGGGCGTTCGAACTGAACGACAAAATCGGCGTGAAGCGTGATATCGCGCGGCTCGAAACGCTGCTGTCCGGCAAGGAATCTGCATCCGGTCCCGATGGTGGGGGCTCGGATGCGTAACGCGTCCCTCGCGACGTGGCGGCACGCGTGCCGGGCGGCAGGCATTGCGCCTTGCCAAGCGGCACGCGTCCACCGCCACCCCGAAGCGGTGTCGCGATGAACGATTTCGTTTCGACCGCACCTGTCCCGGCTGCGACCGCGCCGAAACCGGCCGATCCCGCCGTCGCCTCGGTCATCCCGGGCGATGGATGGTTTCCCGAAATCGATCTGCGCGACGCCCGTGAAGTGATGCGCCTGCAAGACGGCACGATCACCGATGCGCGGTTTCGCGATGCGGTGGTCGAAGGCATCGCGCACACCCGGGACGTGCTTGCCGCGTGGCGCGCCGATCGCGAGCGCGAAGGCGCGGCCGATCTTGCGGCGACCCTGAGCGGCGAAGTGGACGGCGTGAACGTGCAGGTGTCGCGTTTTCGCCGGGCCGTGTACGCGTGGGCGCTCGCGTGGCTGGTTGAGCGCTATCGCGGTTACGACACGTCGGCCAGTGGCGCGCGTCGGGCGGAGGCGCTGGATTGCTTGCCGGAAGACGCGCGGCGTGATGCGTATTGGGCCGTCTCGGACATCATGCGCCGCCAGCGCGTCACGGTGGACCTGATCTGATGAAGGTACGCGCACAACAAAACGAAACCGTCGACGCGCTCTGCTGGCGTTGGTACGGCCGCACCGATGGCGTGGTCGAGGCGGTGTTAGAGGCGAACCCGGGATTGGCCGATATCGGCCTGTTTCTCCCGCTCGGGTTCGAAGTCGAAATGCCGGACCCGACGGGGATCGCGGGAACGGCGCCGCTGGTTCAGCTATTCGATTGAGGTTCGTATGCGAAAAGACCCCGGTTTTCAAGATCACGGCGTGCGCGCTGTCGCGTTCCGCGCGCTGTATGCAGTGCTCGCGCTCGTGGTCGTCACGCGCAGCGTGTCGGCGCCGTACGCGCTCGCGGACATGATGATGCGGCGGGAGGGTTTGCCCGGCGCAATCCTGACGCTCGCCATGATCGGCATCGCAATGGTTCAGGTCGCCGACGTGTTGCTGAATGGCGTCCTGCCGCGACGGTGCGCGTGCGTGTGGCTCGTGCGGCACCGCCACGGGCTTTATGTCGGCGCGGCGTTCTGCTATCTCGTGCCGCCCTTCGTGTTTGCGCCGATCCTCGGCAATGCGTGGGGCGCTTATCTGCTGTATGTCGGAATGGCCGTTACCAGTCTGGTACTGGCGTTCCACGATCAATTCGAAAAACGTCATCGGAGGGCTGCGTGCAAAACCTGATTCGGTATCGGTGGGTCTGGCTGGCGGTGGTGTGGCCGCCGTCGGCGTGGGCTGCAACGGTCACGTTCGGCGACGATCTGTCGAGCATCCCGCTCGCGGCCGTGACGCTGTGCCTGTTTCTGTCGTTCATTGGCGGGCTCGCGAGCACGTTGCAGAAGCTTGCGGCCGATGTGGCGCCGGTTCGCTCGATCGGGCTGGAAATCGCCAAGGATCTGGTGGTGTCGCTGGTGGCCGGGCTGCTGGCGTTCTTCGCGTCCGAATGGATGAATTTTCAAGCCGTGCTTGAGGCGGGCGTGATCACGCTCGCCGGGTACGGCGGTTCGCGGGTGCTCGATCGGGCGCTCGACCGCGCTTTGCGCGAAGTGGATCGCGGGGCAGACGCGGGCCGATAAGGCGCGCTCGGCACGCAGGCAATCAGGGAGGCTCTATGCAGTTGACGGACCATTTCACGCTGGAAGAACTGACCGCGAGCGACGTAGCGCGCACGCGGCAGATCGACAACACGCCGTCGGCCGCGACGGTCGAAAACCTGCGGCGTCTGGCGCAGACGTTGGAACAGGCTCGTGTGCTGCTCGGCGGCAAGCCGATGCAGATCACGTCGGGCTATCGTTGCCCGGCACTGAATCGCGCGGTGGGCGGCGTCGCCAGTAGCGCGCACCTTGCCGGGCTCGCGGCCGATTTCGTTTGCCCGAAGTTCGGCGCACCGCTCGACGTCGTGCGCAAGCTGGCGGCGTCGAATCTCGCGTTCGATCAGCTCATTCACGAAGGCGGCCGGTGGGTGCATATCGGCCTCGCTGCCGCCGGCGTGAAACCGCGTCGGCAGGTGCTGACCGCTCATTTCAGCGGCGAAACCGCGTCGTACACGGTGGGCGCATGAATCCGCTCGTCGTGAAGCTGCTGGCGATCGGCGCGGCTGCGCTCGCTGCATGGGGCGGCGTTCGCTATGTCCAATCGCTTCGTGCCGACGTTGCGGACGCACAGCAAGCCGCACGCGCTGCGCGCGATCAGGTGGCGGTCCGCGATCAGACGATTGCGCGACTTGCCGCAAGCGCGCAGTCGAACGCCGAACTACAACGGCGGCTCGATACGACGCGCACGCAGATCGGCGCGGCGCAGGCGCGCATCAAAGCCGCAACCCGGAGAATCCTCAATGAAACGCCCGAATCTCGCGCATGGGCTGATACTGTCCTGCCTGCTGACGTTGCCCGCCTGCAAGCAAGCCCCGATCTCACCGGCGCCTGTGATTACCTTCAACGCGTGCCAGCCGGTGACGCGGTGCGCGCTGCCTGCGATGGCACCGCAAACGAACCGTGACATGAATGCGGCGCTGCTGATGACGAAGGCCGCGTGGGCGCAATGCGCGGCGACGGTCGATGCGATTGCCGACTGCCAGGCGCGCGCCGAGCGCGCGGCTACGGTCTCAGATCCGGACGGCGCACGGTGAAAAAACTTGATTCGCTGCGTGCGGCGATCACGGGCGCCGTCTCGTACCTGACGGAAAATCCCGATCGGCTGCTCGTGTTCGTTGACGAAGGCGTGACCGAATCGAACGCGTCGCGCGCGCAGTCTTACGTGATTCGCTACGTGGCGCGTATCGTGCTGCTTGATTTCGCCGGATCGACGTTCGCCCTGATGGGCGATATTGTCGAGTGGGCGAAGCGCAATCAGCCGGACATCGTGCAGAACCCGGACACGCGGCAGAACGGCATTACGTTCGAGGCGGACATGTTGAATCATGGCGCCGTCGATCTGTCGATCCGCGTCCCGCTGACAGAAAACGTCGTGGTGACCGTGGCGCCCGACGGTACCCGGTCTTACGCGTCCGTGGACGATAGCGCGCCCGGCAACATCGATACGGACTCGGCCTCGTGGCTGGTCGACCCGGTCGAAACAATCCTCGTGGCGCGCAGACGGTGACGGACGATCTAACCGCACTCGATTCGTGGGTTGGTGAACTGCTCGCGAAACTCACCCCCGCGCAGCGACGCGGCGTGCTGCGTGCCATCGTGCGCGACCTGCGGCGCAGTCAGGCGGCCCGCATCGCGAAGCAAACAAACCCGGACGGGACACCGTTCGAGCCGCGAAAGCGTGCGTCGGGCAAACGCCCGCCTGCGCGTGCCAGTGCGGGCCGGATCAAGCGTCAGGCCATGTTCATGAAGCTGCGCACGACGCGGTTTATGACGGTCGCGGCGACGGCCGACGGCGGCACGGTTGGATTCGCCGGGCGCGTCGCGCAGATTGCCGCCGTCCACCAACACGGCGAGCGCGCCCCGGTTGCGCCGGGCGGGCCGGAATACCGTTATCCCCGTCGCGTGCTGCTCGGCTTCACTGAGCCCGAGCGCGACATGATCCGCGACCACTACCTCAAACACCTTTCCCCCCGCTGACGCGCGGTCGCGCGCGTCCGTCGCTTTTTCCTCGCTGATTTTGTACCCGGCCTGAGCCGTGGCGTCATCGCTCGCCCGTCGATCGCGCGCGCGGCACGATGGCGTATCGAATGATTCAGCGGTGGGGCACACGTGGGACAGGTACAGGCTAACGAAGCGCAGCGACAACAGCGGAACGGGATTTTGCGTGGCCGTGTGGTCGCGGTCGATCTGGCCGACCCGACCGCGCCCCGGTGCCGCGTTGCAGTCGGCGACCCCGACACCGACGGCGAAGGGCTCACGACGAACTGGCTTCCGTGGAAGGCCGCGCGTGCGGGCAAGGTCCGTACATGGAGCGCACCAAGCATCGGCGAGCCGGTGGTGATCGACTGCCCCGGCGGCGACCCGTCGCAAGGCGTGGTGTCCGGCGCCGAGTATTCCGACGACTATCCAGCACCGAGCACGAGCCCGAGCGAGCACATGATCGTGTTCGCCGACGGCGGCCGGATCGTCTACGACGACGCGAGTCACGCGCTCACGGTTGCGTTGCCTGCGGGCTCCACGATCCATTTCGCGGCGCCTGCGTCCGTGCTGATCGAAACGCAGGCGGCGACCGTCAAGGCCGAAACGGTCAAGATCGACGCGCCGCAAACGACATGCACGGGCGCGCTCACGGTCGAAGGGCCGTTCACGTTCCTGAGCGGCGCGACGGGTCAGGCTGGCGAGGGCGGTTCGGGCGCGGTCATGACGATCCACGGCTCGGCTGATTTCACCGGCGACGTTACCGCGAGCGGCGTTAGCCTCGTGCGCCATCTGCACCGCGCGCAGGGCGAGTTCGCGCTCGTGTCGACGCCGATCGCGGGGGCGTGATGATCGGCATGAACGCACAGACCGGCCGTTACGTTGAAGGTGTGGATCACCTTCGCCAGTCGGTCGCGGTCATCTTTTCGACGCCGTTGCGCACGCGCGTGAAGCGGCGACTGTTTGGCTCGGACCTGCCGGACCAGATCGACGCGCCGGGCAATCAAGGGGTGCTCACGCAGGTGTATGCCGCCGTCGCAACTGCGCTGATGCGCTGGGAACCTCGGCTGACGCTCACGCGTGTCTCGATCGATCAGGGCGCGATCACGTCTGGCGAATTCGCGTCCGGGACGTTGCCGGTCATCGTCGAAGGCTATACGACGGTGCGCGGTGCTTCTGTTGACTTCCGCACGTCGGTTTCGGTCGAGGGCATTGGCGCATGAGTACCCCCATCGATCTGTCGCGCCTGCCCGCTCCTGATGTTGTCGAGGAAATCGATTTTGAGGCAATGCTCGCGGAACGTAAGGCAGGGTTGCTTTCGCTCGTACCGGACGACCGTCGCGCGGAAGTGGCGGCAGCGCTCGAACTGGAATCGGAGCCGATTACGATCATGTTGCAAGAAAGCGTGTACCGCGAAATGTACCTGCGACAACGCGTGAACGACGCAGCACGTGCGGTCATGCTGGCGTTCGCGATGGATGGTGATCTGGATCAATTGGCCGCGCTGCTCGGCGTCGAGCGTCTGGAAATCACACCCGCAGATCCGGAAACCGGTGCCCCGGCCGTGATGGAAGGCAACAGCGATTTGCGCTATCGCACGCAGTTGGCGCCGCAAGGGTATTCCGTCGCGGGTCCGGAGGGCGCATATCGTTCGCACGCGCTCGCGGCTCACGGTTCGGTGCTTGACGCGTCGGCGACGAGTCCGGCACCCGGCGAGGTGCTCGTCACAGTCCTGTCTCGCGACGGCGACGGCACGCCGTCCAAAGAGATTCTCGACGCCGTGACGGTGGCGCTACGGGCCGACGACGTGCGCCCGCTCACTGACAAGGTGACGGTGCGTGGTGCGTCGATCATCGGATACGACGTCGATGCGGTGCTGTTCACGTTCCCCGGGCCGGATTCGGGTGTCGTACTGAAAGAGGCTGCCGCGAAGCTCGCGGACTACGTCGCTGAAACCCATCGTATCGGCCGCGAGGTCACGTTGTCCGGCATCTACGCTGCGTTGCATGTGAATGGCGTCGAGCGCGTGAAGCTGAACGCGCCGACCGCTGACGTTGAGATTTCCGCCACGCAGGCGCCGTACTGCCGGGCGGTCAAGATCACCCCGGGAGGCGTTTATGGCGGGTGATCTGCTGCCGCCGAACGCGTCGCCGCTGCTGCGCGCGATCGCGGCCACGAATGCGCGGCTTGGTGAGGTGCCGGTGCCGATTCGCGACCTGATGAACCCGGACACGATCCGGCTCGATCTGCTGCCGTGGCTCGCGTGGCACTTGGGCGTCGTTACATGGAAAGACGACTGGCCCGAGCGCATCAAGCGCGCCCGCGTGAAAGCCGCTATCCCGATCGCGCGGAAGAACGGCACGGCCGCGGCTGTCCGTGAGGTGGTCGAAAGCTTCGGCGGCAACATCGCAATGCGGGAATGGTTCGAGCAAGACCCGCCCGGCAAGCCCTACACGTTTGACATGGTGATGACCGTCGCGGCGCAGGACGGCAACCCGCCGACCGCGTCGTATATCGCGGACATTCTCGCGGAAGTGGATCGCGCGAAGCCCGTACGCGCCCACTACACCTTCGCGCAGGGGTTTGCACTTAGCGGTTCGATCGGTGTCGGCGCCGGTGGACAGGCCGCGCTCTATCGTCGTCTGACGTTGACGGAACAATGAACATGGCAGGGAATTTCATTCGAGTAACCGATGCCGGGCGCGCTGCGCTGGTGGCGCAAGGCAACACGGGGACGAACGAGCATCGCGTGACCGAAATCGGTCTGTGTACGGGTGCGTTCGTGTTCGACCCGGCTATGACGGTGATGCCGAACGAGCGCAAGCGCGTGAACACGTTCGGCGGGAAGAACGTTGCGAAAGACACGATCCACGTCACGATCCAAGACACGACGAACGATCAATACTCGTTGTACGGGTATGGAATCTATCTGGAAAACGGCGTGCTCGCGGCGGTATACGTGCAGAGCACCCCGATCATGGAGAAGTCACCCGCCGCGTATCTGATGCTGTCGTCCGACATGCAGTTCGTGTCGATCGACGCGACGAAACTCGTTTTCGGCGACGCGTCGTTCTTGAATCCGCCTGCATCGGAAACGGTGCAGGGCGTCATCGAACTGGCGACACAGGAGGAGGTCAACGACGGCAAGGATTCGCTGCGCGCGATCACGCCTAAAACCGCTGCCGGATGGTATGCACCCCTCATTCGCCCGAAGTTCGCCGGGCCGGTGAGCGTTACGTCGGCGCCGACCGATCAGGACGCGCAGCTCGCAATCGCGGCATCGGCCGGGGCGCTGAACCGCGACGCGAAGCTGCGCTTTCACGGCACGTTCGCAGCGGGCACGACGGACACCAATGCTCGGCTCGTCGCGACGATCCGGAGCGGATATGACGCCGGGACGTGGGGCCGGGAATACCTGGACTTCTGGATCAACCGCACGCCGAACGACGCGAGCAGCGACGCGAACCAGATCCGCGCGATGCGAATAACGTACGGCGGCCGGGTCGTCGTGGGCAATCGTGAAGATGACGGAAAGACCGCGTTTCAGGTCGGCGGCGACGGCGCGTTCACTGGCGGCATTTCGTCGTCGGGGCTCGACGCGGGCGGCGCCAATCTCCGACTGCGGAACGGTCGCGATGTGCTGCTGCGCAATGACGGCTCGAATTTCTATGTTTTGCTGACCAACAACAGCGATTCGGGCGCATCGTGGAACGGGTATAGGCCGTTCACCATCAATATGGCTACGGGTGTCTTGTCGCTGGATGACACAGGCGCCGGGGCGTACTTCGGCGGGCAAGTGAACGTCAGGGGCATGCTGAACGTCAGTAATGGCGCAAACGAGGCGCGCATGCTGATCGGCCCGAGCGGCGGCTACTTCTTCGGGACTGGCAACGCTGCCGGGTTCTATCTCCCGTCCACGGGCGCGATGTTCGCATTCGATTTCGCGAAAAAGAATCTGACCGTCGTCGGAAATGAAGTGTGGAACGCGGGCAATCTGCCGAACCCGGCACAAACGAGCGGCATCACCATGTCCGGGCAAATTCTGGCCGCTGAAGGCACGGTGACGCGACCGGGATATTCGTTCGTGAACGACGGCGCGCCGGACACGGGTTTTTTTCATATCGCTGATGGCGTGTTTGCGGTCACGAACAACGGGAGAGAAACCATGCGGTTTCTTGCCGTCGACGGCAGCTATCAAAATAATCGCGTCCTGATCGGCCAGCCAGCCGACGACGGCAGCATGTTGCAGGTAGCGGGCAACGCGACCACTCGCGGTTTGCATCGGTTCGGCGAGGGCAAGACTACTGCGTGGGCCAACTGTGGTAACGATTGGGGCTACTTCCGCTCGAACGGCCACGTCTCGATCGGCAGTGAAGGCGCTGCCGGTGTCCTGCAACTTATCGCGGGCAACGCCGAAGTCGCGCGACTCTATCCGGGCGGTCGGATGACGCTGGGCGGACTCGCAGACGATGGATCGAATCGGCTGCAAGTTGGCGGGAATAGTCGCACCTATGGCACGTCATTTTCTGGTGGCGCAGGCTCGGTTACAGCATGGGTGTCGGCTGACGCGAATTACGGTTACTTCCGCACGGCAGGTAACGCAACCGTCGGCTCGGAGAACGCGAACGGTTATTGCGATCTTTTTGCGGGCAATGCCGCACGCCTTCGCGTGACGCCGTCCGGTCGCGTGCTGATTGGCACCGTCAGCGATAACGGTGGCGACCTCCTGCAAGTCGCGGGCACGGTAAGGGGCACGAACGGCGTCGGGGCGCTGATCGCTTCCAATGGCGGCGGTACGAGTCAGACGTCGATCATTCTGCGGCGCGAAGGTGGCGCAGTCGATCAAAAGCAGTGGGAACTGATGCACGGCGGCGATGGCACGTTCGCCATTCGCACCGTCAACGATGCGTACTCCGCGTCTCAGAACGCACTGTGGATCACGCGCGGCAGCGGTTCAAACGTTGGGAATATGGTGCTGATGCCGAACGGCGGACGCGTGCTGGTCGGTGGCGCGACTGACGACGGCTCAATTCTCAACGCGGAAGGGCTCGTGCGCGGTCGCGGATACGCTGTCGATGGTGGCGCATCGTGGGCGACGATCTATTTCAAGAACGGCGCCAAAACGCGATTCGCGATCGGAAAAACCGACACCGACGATTTCGCAATGACGGCATGGGCCGACGACGGCACCACGCAATCTAGGGTGCTGGACATTGCCCGGGGCACGCAGGTTGTTTCGTTCGCGAAGCGTCCGACATGGGCGGGCGGAGCCGTACCGTATGACACCGGCAATTTCGACCCGAATTCGAAGGTGAACAAGGCCGGTGACACCATGACCGGCGATCTGCGCGTCAAGCAGCCGAATAACACGGACGCGCGAGGCTTTGTCGCTGCGCGCGCCGACGGTACCGCGCAGGCGTGGATTCACGCCACGATGAACGGCAACTATTCGGCATGGGCGACCATGAAACCGGACGGCAACTGGCAGTCGAACGTCATCGTTGTTTACAACGACGACAACCGAATTCATTTCAATTCCAATATCCATGTCACGGCGCTATCGCGCTTCTACAACCGCCCGACGCTGAACCGTGACGGTTGGCAGGCGGATATCGGCCTGCGGAACAATCGGCCGGGCTACGACTCGTGGACGTACCTTCGTGCGCGCGACGGCGGTGGCATGGAAATCATCAACAGCGCGTACAACGCAGTCACGTGGTCTGTTGACGATTTGGGAAACATGTTCATCCGTGGCGCCCATATTCTCGGCACGGACGGGAATCTGAACCTGACGTGGCGGGGCCGATACCTGAGCGCAGAGATTGACGATATCTGGGGGAACATCAACGCGCGAGCGAGCGCGGGCGCGCGCGTGCAGTGGGATTCTGGTGTGAACAACTTCGGCACCGTCGATCGCCTCAATGGCGCACTGCCGGCGCCGTGGGTTGTTTGTGGATTGAGCGGCCCGGGCAACGGGACTGCAAATGCGATTGTGGTCTACGGCGTAGTACTGAGGAACCAATGACGAAAAATTTCATGCTGCACGTCGAGCAAGCGGCTTTCATCCTGTCGAAGAAATTCCCGCAGCTTGTTCGCTGCAAGGATTATTGGGTCGCGCACCCTGTCGATGAAAAGTCATACGAGCAAACGAAATCGGCGTGGGTGCCAATCTGGTACCCGCGCGACATTCCGCAGCCGACCCCGGCCGACCTGTTGAATTGGTGGCCCGAGTTCGAGGCGGAATTCGAGGTAATCGACGCCGCCGCTCGCGTGCGTCGCGAGCGCGATGCGCTGCTTGCGCAGGTCGACCCGTTGGTCGAGCGGGCGGCGGATTCGGGCGACGCCGATCGCGAATCGGCGCTTCGGAGATACCGCGCTGAACTGCGCGACGTACCGCAGCAATCCGGGTTCCCGCTGAACGTTGTGTGGCCGGTTTCGCCTATCTGAGCCGGAACGTTGTCGAACCATTTACTGAACCTTTATCGGAGATTCCAGCAATGACCCTCAAGAAAACGATCACCGTCGAACTGTCGGGCGCTCCCGCCAGCATTCACCGTATCGACTCGGTGACGATCAATTACGCGGCCAACAGTACGTCCGTGCAGATGTCGAGTTTCTATGACGATGCGGCACGCCGTGCGAATCGCACGCCGCTCGCAAACTCGATGCTGAGTGTCGAGGGCGTCCCGAAGGCGGGGAAAGACCCGAAGGCGTACGTCGAAGCGGCGTTGGTCGCGCCGGTGCCGGAAGGCGAAGACGGTGATGCCACGTTGAAGCAGTACGCGCCGAACCGCTACGCGTTTTCGGGCGCCGAAATCATCGCCGACTGACCGCAACCGATGACGCGCGATCCAGATCCGGGCCGCGTCGATCCAATATCAAGGGAGTAGAACAATCATGGCGCAGGACTATCACCACGGCGTAACCGTCGTCGAAGATAACACCGGCGTCCGTCCGATCACCACGATCTCGACGGCCGTTATCGGTGTCGTCTGTACCGGCGACGATGCCGACCCGATCACGTTCCCGCTGAACAAGCCGGTGCTGCTCACGAACGTGCAGGCCGCGCTCGGCAAGGCGGGCCGAAAGGGCACGCTGTACACGACGCTCGATGCGATCCAGAAACAGGCCCGCCCGTACACCGTCGTGGTGCGCGTCCCGCAAGGCAAGGATTCGGCGGAAACCACGTCGAACATTGTCGGCACCGTGAATGCCGACGGCACGAAAACCGGGCTCAAGGCGCTCGAATCGGCGCCGTCCGTGGTGCAGGTGAAGCCGCGGATTCTGGCGGTTCCGGGGCTCGATACGCAGCCCGTCGCGAACGCGCTGGCATCCACCGGGCAACTGCTGCGTGCGATGGCGTACGTCGCGGCTCGCAACGAGACGGGGGAACTGGTCGCCACGCAGGAAGAGGCGGTGGCCTACCGGAAGAAGTTCGGTCAACGCGAAGTGATGGTGATCTGGCCGGATTTCGTCGCATGGGACGACGCCGCGTCGAAAGAGGTTGAAGTGCCCGCCGTAGCGTATGCGGTCGGCCTGCGCGCGAAGATCGATCAACAAACCGGCTGGCATAAGACGCTCTCGAACGTCGCTGTGAATGGCGTCGAAGGGATCAGCAAGCCGGTTTCGTGGGATTTGCAGAACCCGGCGACCGATGCGGGTTTCCTCAACGAGAATCAGGTCACGACGCTGATCAACCGGAACGGCTTCCGATTCTGGGGCTCGCGCACGGCGTCCGACGATCCGCTGTTCGCGTTCGAAAACTACACGCGCACGGCGCAGGTGCTGGCCGATACGATGGCCGAAGCACAGATGGTCGTTATCGACGGCGCGATGATTCCGGCGCTACCGCGCGACGTGATCGAGGGCATCAACGCAAAAATGCGTGAAATGAAAACCAAGGGCCAGTTGATCGGCGGCTCGGCGTGGTTCGACGCGGAACAGAACGGCGTTGTGGCGCTGAAAGATGGCAAAGCGGTGATCAATTACGACTACACGCCGGTGCCCCCGCTGGAAAACCTCACGCTGCGCCAGAAGATCACCGACCAGTATCTGGCCGATTTCGCGTCGCAGGTCAACGCGTAACGCACCCGCCTGGACAAGTCGTCCGGGCCAGACATAGGGAAGGGAGGATAGAAAAATGGGAATGCCGTCCAAACTGAAGCACTTCAACGTGTTTCTCAACGGCGTGTCGTATATCGGGCAGACGGCGGAACTGACGTTGCCGAAGCTCACGCGCAAGATGGAAGAATGGCGCGGCGGCGGCATGGTGGCGCCGGTGAAATACGATTTCGGGCCGGAGGCGATGGAACTGGAGTGGTCGCTCGGCGGGATCGACAAGAACATGCTGAACCAGTGGGGCACCCCGTCCGTCGATGGCGTGATGCTGCGCTTCGCTGGTGCTTACAAGAACGACAGCGACGACGAGTGGACCGCAGTCGAAATCGTCGTGCGCGGCCGTTACTCCGAAGTGGATTTCGGCAATGCGAAAGCGGGCGACGACACCACGACCAAGGCAACGATGACGCTGGCCTACTACAAGCTGTCCATCAACGGCGAAACCGTGATCGAAATCGACGCGCAGAACTTCATCGAACTGGTGGGCGGCAAGGATGCGCTCACGCAGGTCCGCAAGATCATCGGCGTCTAAGCGCAACGTGCGGCGTGACCGCACTCCAACCCTCACCACACTGAGAAACGAAAATGAAAGAACTTAACACCGAAAACACCCATACGCTCGATCAACCGATTCGTCAGGGCGACAACGAAATCAAGGCGATCACGCTGCGCAAGCCGGGGTCCGGCGAACTGCGCGGCGTGTCGCTGTCCGATCTCGTGAACCTCGACGTGTCAGCGCTGCACAAGGTGCTTCCGCGTATCACCACGCCGACGCTGACCGAAGCTGACGTGTCCAAGCTGGACCCGGCCGACCTGCTGCAACTGGCCGGGATCGTGAGCGGTTTTTTTATGACGAAAGCCATGCGAGCAAGCATGGGCTCCCCGACGTAGTCGAGGACGCAATGGCGGACGTGGCAACGGTGTTCGGGTGGACGCCGGTCGTCATGGACGCAATGACTGTTTCTGAACTGATGGAGTGGCGCGAGCGGGCGCGCGTGCGATACGAACGGAATGAACAATGAACTGAAACTGCGCGTCGTGTTCGATATGGTCGATCGACTGACGCGCCCGCTTCGCCAAACGCTCGCCGGTAGCAAGGGGCTGTCGCGCGCGCTCGCTGACACGAAGAAACAGCTTTCCGAATTGCAGAAGCAACAGAAGACCGTCGACGCAGTCAAGGCCGTCCGTACCGAAATGGGGCAGACCGCCACGAAGCTGAAAGCGGCACAGGAGAAGTTCGCCGGACTGCAAGCGCAGATCAAGGCGACAGAAAATCCCACAGTACGCATGCAGAACGCGATGCGGCGGGCGTCTGCGTCAGTCGTCACGCTCACGCAGCAGCAGGAGAGGCAGCGGACACGGCTTGGCGAGTTGAACGCACGCATGCAGCAGGCCGGGCGCGGCACGCAAACGCTGACGGCGTACGAGAAATCGTTGCAGTCGAGCATCTCGAAAACGAACGAGACGATCGCGGAACAAGGGCGTCGGTTGCAGGCTGTACATGGGCGCCGTGCCGCGCTTGCGCCTGCACGTGACCGCCTTCAGGCCGCACGCGGTGCGGCGGCCGAAATGGCGGTCGGCGGGTATGCGTCGCGCGCAGTCGGCGGGCGCGTGCTCGGCGGGGTCGGTGCAGTGCTCGATGAGTCGAAGCACTCGAAGCTCGAAGAGGTGAGAATTCAGGCGCTCGGCACGGGCGACCACGATACGAAAAAGGCGATCGAGTTCGCGCGCAAGAACAAGTCGTATGGTGTCAGCACAACGGAAAGTCTCATGCTGATGCGTGACGCCATGACGATCTTGAACGACGAGCACCACGCCGAAGAAGTGCATCCGACGCTTCAGAAAATGAAGTTCGCGAACGATGCACTGTTCGGCGCTGAACAGGGGGCGGAGAACGAACAGAAGTTCATCAACATGTTGAAGGCGATCGAACAGCGCGGGGGCATGAACGACCCCGCAACGTTCAAGCGCGAAGCGAACATGGTGCAGAAGGTCATCACTGCGACCGGCGGGCGCGTCGGTGGTGATCAGTGGCAGGAGTTCATCAAGACGGGCGGCACGGCCGCCAAGCTGATGCGTTCCGATGCGTTCTATTACCAGATGGAGCCGCTTATTCAGGAAATGGGCGGAGACTCTGTCGGTAGTGCGGTCATGTCAGGCTATCAGAACCTGATCGAAGGTCGCACGACCGTGCGCGCGACGCGCAAACTCATGTCGCTCGGCTTGCTCGATAAAAAGAAGGTCGAATGGAACAAGAAAACCGGGCTCGTGAAGGCGTTCGCCGATGGTGCGCTGCTGAACACCGATCAGTTCAAGTCGTCGCCGTTCGAGTGGTTGGAACAGACCCTGCTCCCGCAGTTTGAGAAGAAGGGCATCACGAAGGAACGCGACGTTCTCAGTGCGATCAGTTCGATTTTTACGAACCGTCGCGCCTCGAATCTGTTTGCCACGATGTTCCTGCAACGCAAGGCAATTCATAAGAGCGTTGCACTGAACGAACACGCTTACGATATCGATCAGGGGTTCAACGTCGGCCAGACGTTGCCGCAAGGCAAGGAAATCGACGCGTTGTCGAAGAAGGCGATTCTAGAGGAACAGCTTGGGTCGAAAATCTTGCCGCTGTACAACCGCGGACTCGAACTGACGGCCAGCCTTATTGAGCGCGTGAGTGGGTGGACCGAGCGGAACGCAGGTACCGCGCGCGCACTGGCGATCGGTTTCGCTGCACTCGGCGCGGTGCTCGTAGTCGGTGGCTCGCTGACGATCGGGCTCGCGGCGTTGATTGGCCCCCTAGCGATCGTGAGATACGGCATGTCAATGCTCGGGGTCCAGGGGGGAATTGCGAGTGGGGCACTCAGCCGCGTAGGCGGCACACTTGCTCGGGTAGGTGGGGCATTCCGCGCATTCGGAGGCATGATTTTCGCGGTCGGCCGCCTGCTGCTGATGAATCCGATCGGCCTTGCGATTACGGCCATCGTCGGCGTGATCGCCGGGGCGGCGTACCTAATCTATCGATACTGGAAACCAATCTCGGCCTTCTTCGCGAAGGTGTGGGACGGCATCAAACGGACGGTGCAGACCGTCGGCGGGTGGGTCGTTGACTACTTGATGAATTGGACCGTGGTCGGCTTCGTTGTCGATCACTGGAGCGATCTGAAGGCGATCACGCTGGCGATCTGGGAACTGATCAAATCCGGGGTGCTGCGCGCCGCGCAGGCTGTCGCAGACTTCTTCATGAATTGGACGATCGTCGGCGCGATCGTGCGCCATTGGGACGACATCAAGGCGGCGACCGGCGCAGCATGGGAGTGGGTCAAGGAAAAGGCGCTCGGGGCTGGCGGTGCGATTCTCGATTACTTCATGAACTGGACGGTGCTCGGTCTGGTGATTAAGCACTGGGACAGCATCATGTCCTATATGTCGGGGATCGCGGCGCGCTTTATCGAAATCGGCGGCAACATCGTAGACGGGCTCGTGAACGGCATCACGGGCGGCATGAACGCGATTCGCACGGCGCTGCACAACGTCGGTGAGGCCGCAATTGGCTGGTTCAAGGAAAAGCTTGGCATACATAGCCCGAGCCGCGTTTTCGCATCGCTCGGCGGGTTCATCGGGCAGGGCGCGGCACAAGGGATCGAGGGTGAGCGCGCGAGCGTGGCCGGTGCCGCTGCCCGGCTCGCCGGGGCCGCGTCGATCACGTTCGGCGCGCTGACGGCGAACGCTGCGCCGTCGCCGTTGGAAATGCGACCGCTGATCGACACCCGGCCGCCGCTGTCGGCCGCGAGTGCGGCGCCGTCGGCGACAGTCGATAGTGGAACGCGGAATTACTACATCACGATCAACGTAGCGAATGGTGACAACGTGAAGGAATTCGAGGCGGCCGTGCGCCGTGTGATTGATCAGGTCGAGCGCGAGGATCGTCGTCGCGTCAGCTCGCGTCTGTCCGACTGAGGCCGCCATGCTGCTCTCTCTCGGACAATTCGTTTTCGGCACACTCACGGCGCCGTTTAGCGAAATGCAGCGTCGCCGCACGTGGAAGTTCGCGAGCAATTCGCGCGTCGGCGCGCGCGATGCGCGTCAGTTCGCGGGGCCGGGCGACGACACGTTCACGATGCAAGGCATGATCGCAACGGGCGTGCTCGGCTCGCCTATCTCGATGGACCTGATTTCCGAGATGGCGAACACGGGCGATGCGTACGTGCTGGTGGATGGGCGCGGCGTCGTCTACGGTGCATACGTGATAGACGAGCTACACGAAACGCACTCGTATTTCACGATCCTCGGCGTGCCGCAGAAAATCGAATTCACGCTGACGATCACGCGCGTGGACGATCGCGCACTCGCGGCGTCGGTTGACGGCGGCGCCGCGACGAGCGAGCCGACGACTGGATCGCTCGACAAGGCACCGGCCGGGGCGACGCCGCCCTACGTCAAGCCGAAGAAGCCGAAAGCGAAGAAGGGGTAGGGTGATGGCGGATTTTGTGCAATCGGCCAAGCTGCCGACGCGGCGACTCGTCCCATACGCCGACTACCGCATTACCCTCGACGGGCGCGACCTGTCACGCACGATTGCGCCGTATCTGGTCTATCTCACGTTGAGCGAGTCACGCGCCGACGAAGCGGATTCGCTCAATCTCGTGTTGGACGACGCGCGCGGCGATCTGGAATTGCCGAAGCGCGGCGCCGAACTGAAGCTGTCGATCGGGTGGGAGGGCGAAACGCTCGTGGACAAAGGCACGTTCACGATCGATGAATTCGAGTTCCACGGCGCACCCGATCAGATCACGATCAGCGCGCGTTCGGCGTCGATGACGGATGCCATGCACGAGCGGCGCGACAAAAGCTGGCACGGCCAGACGATCGGCGATATCGTCAAGACGATCGCCGTTCGGCACAAGTTGACACCCGCGCTCGGCGACGCGCTCGCCAAGGTCAGGATCGCGCATATCGACCAGACGAGCGAAAGCGACATGTCGTTTTTGACCCGGCTCGCGAAGCGGTACGACGCGGTGATGACGGTCAAGGATGGGCGGCTGCTGTTCATGCCGATCGGGGCGGGCACGAGCGCGAGCGGTAAGCCGCTGCCGACGCTCGAGATCCGGAAGGCGAAGGGTGATTCGTATCGCTATCACGTCTCGCAGCGCGAAAGCTACACGTCGGTGCGCGCACGTTGGCACACGTCGAAGAAGGGCAAGCAAGAGTCCGTGATCGTCGGCGGCGAAAACAACCGCAGCACGAAGCTGTTGCCGGAAATCTACGGTTCGCGCGCTGATGCAGAAGCGGCCGCGAAGGCAGAATATGCGCGCACGCAGCGCGGACAGGCGACGTTCGATATGACGCTGGCGCTCGGCCGTGCCGACGTGTACCCAGAAATGACCGTGAACGCGAAAGGCTTCAAACCTGATATCGATGCGACACCGTGGCTCGTGAAGCGCGTCGTGTCCCGGATCGACGGGAACGGCGGGTTCACGTCGTCGCTCGAAATGGAGATGCGCGACGATCCGACCACAGATCGGCACCGAACACACTTCCGGAAGGGAGGGAAATAAAAAAGCCCGCACATGCGGGCTTTTTTGTTGGGCCGGATCGCATCAGATATGCAGAAGCCGAACGCCGATGAACCACAGTACCCATTGCGCGATCACTGCGCCGACAAGGTACGCGACGACGATACGCGATGGGCGGCGACGGGTGAACACGAAAAAACCGAGCGCTGCGAACAGGATCGGCGGGCCGAACAAGTACACGAACAGATCCATTGTGGCGTGTGTCGTTGCGGCGCATGCGTCGACGCCGCCGCCGCACGTTCCGGCCGGTGGCGTACACCAATTTTTGATGACCGTGCATAGGCGAGAATCGACCGCAGACCACGCGATCACGCTGACGAGCCCCGCAATCGCGAATCCGATCGTTCCCAATAGACGCCGCATTATTTGATTTCCCAGAAAAGAATTTGCTTCGAATTCCGAAGATCAGACCACCCGAACGACGTTCCGGGTGCGAACGCCTGAAACCCGAGCACCCGGCTAAACGTTGCAACAGCATCAGGTGCGCTGCTCACGGTCAGGCGCGAGCCATTCCACAAATCGATGTGCCCGCCGCTCGCGTTCCCTGCGGCTTCGCCTTCGCGTGTCCAGTAGCGCGAGAACTGGATTATGCCGGTGCGCCCCTTCACCTTGGATTCCCAATCGGCGCCGGTGATGTTTTCGGCTTTCGGCAGTCCCGCGAAGGGCTGATGTTGTAACCATTCGCCGAGTTCATCGGCGCGCGTCGCCGTCGGCTTTCCATCGAGCATGATGCGGCCGATGGTCGGTGATCCGGACATGGGCTTGACCGTTTTCTGAGAAAACGACTTCATGCCGACGCCGACGCGGTGCAAAGTCACGCTCAAGCGGATAGCGCACTGATTCGTATAATCCGGGTTGTCGTACGGGTCGCCGGAAGGGTAGGCGTCCCAAAGTTCTTTGAATGTGATCGCCTTCACGGGGACTTCTTTTTGCGAGCCCGTCTGTGTATTCGTGTCGATCTTGGTCGGTTTCGTGTGCGGCATCGATCATTCCCCGTGTTGCTTGGCGAGCGCGTCGTCGCCCCAATGAACGGTATAGGACCCCGGATCGTCTCCGGTGTAGACGCGCGGCAATGTCCCGGTCGCGTCCAGGCGGCCGAAATGCACGCGGCCGTCGGCGGTTTCGATGTAGTACGGCAAGCCTTCGACCTGATGCTCGGTCGCCTTCACCTGCTCATCGAACGCGCCTTTCTTGACCGATGCAACGCCGCCCGTGGCGGTCAGGCTCGATATCACCTTGCCGTGCCCCTCGATCATGTCGTCGCACCATGATTCACCGCCGAGCGCGGCAATAATTTTCGGTGGCCTCGGGCATCCGCACAGCACAATGTCCTGATCGAGCGCAGACTCTCCCGACATACTCATGCGATATGGGCCGCCTGATTTCGCGATGACGCCGGTTGCTTTGCAGGCGACGCAGAAGGCCGGGCCGCCGATCAACGCGACCTGATGCCCGTTGATTGTGATGGGTGGGCCGCCGTGTGGCAGGACGGTGCCGCCGGTCGACAACGTATCGCCGACGACTGCGATTTTTCGCAACATGCTTTGTGCCTCTCGAAATATGCGGCTCGGCGCGGTGCGCGTCGGCCTCTCTCAGTTTTTGTTCGGATGATTCGACGGGATTCTACCAATCCGGATCGTCAGGGGGTCGCAACAGCCACGTGTAGACGCGCCCGGAGCGGTCGGCGTCGTCCTGCGCCGCGAACCACATGGAATGCAGGGCAACGGCGCAAGGGAACACAACGACCGTTCCATCGTTGTCGTTCCAGCCGAATTCGGTGTTCCAAAAGCACGAGAAATAACCGCCCAACGGCATGGCGACACCGCGCGGATCGAAGTACAGGCGTGTGCGAACCATCGCGCGAAAATCTGCGTCGTGCCTCGGTATCCCGGCGTCAAAGGTCATGATCGCGGCGCGCTCATTGAAGAATTCCCAGACGTTCGAGTCGTCGTCGCACTTCATGATGATCAAAAAAGCACTGTATGAACATACAGTATTCGGTGCGTGTCGGCCAATGTCAACGTTATGGCCCGTTGGTCGCCGTTTATGGGGGAACGTAGGCTGGCGGCCCGACGCCGGACCATAGGGGGCCGGATCGCCACGCGCGCGGCAGATCCAGCGCGAGCGTGCGCCACTTGGCGAGCACGGCCGCGAACGTGCCTTCGCTCTTGGCTCGGCGGATTTTGTCGACCACGTTCCACCCGCGAATGTAGTGCGTGAGGCTGCGTTGGCTCGACAGGTAGTGCGGCGCGTGAACACCGACCCATGCCAGCATTTCATCGGGCGGCACGTCCGGGGCGGCCGGGTCCGGCTCGATGTTCGCGCGGACCAGCGATGGCGCGTCGACGCGCGCGCCGGGCGCCGTTGCGGCGTGTGCGTCGCGGTTAGATTCGAGCGCCAACAGGCGCAAGACTTCGATACGGTGCCACGGGATCGGCGAGCGACCGGCGACGTAGTTCCGGACGGTACGGGTGCAGCAGCGGAGGGTTTGCGCGATTCGTGCGATGGACAGGCCGTCGGTGAGCGCGAGAAAATCGTCTAGCGCGCCGTGACGGCAGGCGGCGGCATTCATAGGCGTTGCGGGAGGCGAAACTGTGTAAGCGATTGTAAGTATGTTTACAAACAGTTTCTTTCAACCTGACAGAACTACCGGTTTTGTTAGCGCCCAAACTTTACATAACGTGAAGAAGGGTCGCTAACAAAAGCTGGCGTTACACCTGCGGGATCAAAGCCCCACAAGCGTTAGCGGGTAGCGCCAGCCACCGAAAACCCTTGGAAAATTTTTCCAGAAGCCCCGACCAGACAGCGCGTGCCTCGTCGCTTTTCGAGCGCTCGACTTGCATCGCGAACAGGACTTCAGCGGGCTCGATTTCACAGATGTGGGCGATCTTGATCGCCATCGCATCGTCGAAATGGCTACGGCCCTTACGGTAGTTGGTGATCGCCGATTGACCGACACCCAGCAGTTTCGCCAGCGCGTAGTCCGACGGCAGATCGCGCTTGATCTTTGCAAGATCAAGGTAGTGATCGCAGTTCTTCATTGAAAAACCCCTTTTGATTCAACCCGGTGCAACAGTACTGCAAGTCTCTTGCTACTGCAACGTGCAGACATTTTGCACGTGTAGGGTATTGCATGCGTTTGA